AATATACCCATCCTTCATCAGTATCAAGTCTGCCCCTATCCCATATAACATAGTCATTTACTTTCGGTATATAATCATCAGGCATACAATACAGTCTCCAATGGATTGAGTGTACGTGAAATTGCAGAATAAGGAGTAGTTTGTGATATCTCTACCTTATTTCCTTGCTTGGTGGAGCTAATAGGCGCATAATAGCACTTTGTTTTAGTGTTGTAGAACCCCCAGATAGTGGCAACAGGTTTACCCCCAATGTAGATATAATCGTAATGATGATGCAACCATATAGCAGCAACATTACTCCTAAACTCTCTTGTTTCATACGAATATCCCTCTGGTTCTTCATGCGGAAAGGGGGGAATCTCTAACACTAATTGATTCATAATCAGGATACATCCTTGCTACAATATAATGTGCTAAATCACAATCAGGTGCAATAACATCAACTGCAATGTCGATAAAAATTGGATCATCTGCTGGTGCATTTTGCATTGGCATCTCTACATAAACTCTCCATACATTCTTATGCATGAGATGTTTATTATAATCAATGTGCATGTCAGGCATGGGGATCATACAATTTTACATAAAGAGTAAGAAGACAAATTGCAAGAACTGCTATAAGTCCAAGGTAAGAAAGAACAGCAATCATAATCACAGAAACTCCGCAATGTAATAATCTACTGGAATTTGAAGGATAGATGCTTCTTTTTCACATTCTTCTAAAAAACGTTCAAATTCAACAACATCCATTTCTTCAAGGTCTTTAGAGTTCATAACGAATCATCTCCGCTTTATTCATCATAACACTTTTACTCATCAATGTAAAGGACATACTATACAAACAATTTAGATGTCCCCCTTTTATCATAATGCCACCAATTCTGCCAATGCTTCCATTCTTAAAAATTGTTCGTCCAAATTATAATATAGTTGATAATTCTCTGTTGTCACATAATATCCAACAACTTCCTTCCCATTATCATGCCAACCATAACCCCTAACTCTTTCATTAACACCATCAATCCGCATCTTCTTACTACCATTTAAGTAAGATTGGTAGCGTTCGTCTAAATTAATCATAGTTTTTGTGTTGGAATACGGACATTCTAACATTATCTATACGAAAATCAATGGTTTTTAATATTGTCTTTATAGTGTAGTAATACTTCTTAACTCTCTGGTTTGTGGTTCTCCATTAAATCCATAATATGATCAAAATCCTTGCAGTGTTCAATATCCATAAGAAGTTTAGCAAGTTGATGTACTACAATAGGTTTTTCATTCACGGCAGCAGACTTAAGTGCTGTACGAATATGTCCTTGTGCTTCTTCTAATGGTTCTAATGTCTGTGTTGATAGTGTCATAATTAATATCTATCTGGGTAAGTTGGTGTATATTCATATCCCTCTTTTTGGAGTGCTGCATCAAACAATTCATCGGAAGTATCTCCTTTCCAGAAATCATTCCAATCATTTTCAGTTACTGCTTCAGTTACCTTACTTGATGTGAAAAGTTGAGAAGGTACATTATCATCCAATGCAGTAACTTTACCCCTAACCATTAACAATAATTCTTGAGAACGCTTAAGACATTTCTCATGATACCTAATCTCATCCTTAATTGTATTTGAGATTGTATCATACACCTCTTTTGATGTTGCACCAGATTGTAACGCATCATTTAACCATGCTTCCAAGTGCCCAAGAGATTCAATCTTCTGTTCTTTGTTGTTCATGACTCAATTCACCTTTTGCTTCTTTCTTTGCTTGCTTAATACGTCTTTTAACATTTTTAGCATAAAGAACATCCTCTATAGTATACCATCCCGGATGTTCTTTAGCAAGTCTAATAATCTTCTTTGCTGCTTTCTTATCCTTCATTAAGCGTAAAGATGTTCCTCCTGTTCTGTTTCGATTACCATATCGGATTCTGGATATGCAACACATGTTAAAATAAACTTTTCTTCAAGTTGCTTATCATCAAGAAATGATTGTTCTGATTGATCTGCTGTTCCTTCTACAATCTTACCAGCACAAGAAGAACATGCACCCGCACGACAAGAATAATTAATCTCTACACCTGCTTCGTCAGCAGCATCTAAAATATATTGATCACTTTCACACTCAACTACATTTTCAGTACCATCAGGTGAACGTAGAGTAATAGAATAGGACATAATAGGTAAGAACCCTCACAAGTCAATTTATTTATTATAGCACAAATGTCAAGAGGATTCATTCACGAGGATGTTAATACGCTCATCAAGTGACTCAAGGAGTTTATGAATACGAACATTTTCATTCTCCAATTCTTCACACCTATCTCTTAAATGATCAACTTCATCTAATACATCATTAAATGGAGGTTGATACCGAAGATTATCACTTATAATACTCATCACTTATCCCCCAAAGTATAGTTCTTTAAAGTATCTTCTTCACTAACCTTTTTTGTATCTAATGGTCTATGTAATTTTTTAAGTGCTTCTGTTACTTCAGGAGTTTCTTCCCAAGTCCACTCTTCTTCACGACCTTTCTTTTCTTTAGTAAATGATTTTTTACTCATGTATTTAAATTATATACACATAGTATAAAACCCTCAACAAAAAATGTCAAGGGTTATAGAGCTAACTTATATTCAATTGTTAATTTAATATCTCCTTACATATACGTTTACAACTTGATTGATCCTCATCACAATCAATTAAGCAGTCAAAATAGTCGTTAACTAACTCCGATTGCTCTTTTTTAGAACTTTGATCGGGTATATCTATATTATTCCATCCTGCTAATTGATTAGACGATATAAGGTTGTGCATAATACTCTCCAAACACTAAACGACAATATAACAAAAGAGTTTCAATGCATTTCACCCTCCATATTCTACTACTATTTAGCATTTTTGTGTGCGTTTGAAGACAAAAGTGATACATATCTCAAATATGCATTTCTACTCATACATTAATGCCACAACATTTCTTTTACATAATTCAATACTTCTTCACGAATACCCATCAATTCATTATAACACTTCTGATTATGAGCACAAGAACGTAACTCATTATCTGGTTTTAAAATAGATTCGATGTATAAACTATGTGCTCTCTTCCACTTCTCTTCATGAGAATCATCATCATATCTAACTACGTTTTGGTCTTTCATAATTCAATTATAACTAATATATTTACTCATTTAATAATTTCCCAATGATCATCACCACTTTCTGGGATAGAGAATAGATAACGTCCTGAAATGGATTTGAGATATACTTTACCATTCTTACGCTCTTCCACTTTACATGAATGAAGATTATCCATCTTATTGTAGAACCTATCAGATGCTACTTTGGATCTGGGCTTAACACAAATGAATTCAGTTTTTGTAGTAGTTTTCATGATAAAAAATTAATGTACTGTTGATAAAGAATGTTTTCCATGCGATGTGCTTCTTGCTCCCATGGTTGATCATCATAATCTGTATCAGAATGGTCTACACCCTTCCACAAGCGATGTTTACGATTATCCTTTAAGTGACCCTTAACATGTTGGTAAACGTGCCACAATTCATGCAAAAGGGTTTTGGTGTAGTGTTCCACATCCATACGATTGTGCAACTCAATCTCAAATTCACGAGGTCGATAATCACAATCAGTAACCCATACCCACCCAAAGACACATTCACGAAGAAGTCCTTTGTGATCTACATTGATAATCAACTGATGACAAGGAAGATATTCATTCACGAACCAATTCACGACTCGCTCACACCTTCTCTTGCTATAATTGTACCCTGTGGTCTCAAGAAATAACATAATTAAAAATAGACTGAGCAATACGCACACCCCAGTGCATTAACCATACAAAGGACGCAATGAAAAGTAGTTTTTCTGATCCAGTGAGTTCCATAATCATTCACGAACAAATACATAATAACCCATTTAAGGGGTCTATGGAAATTTAGTGTGCCAGTTCTTTATCTGGTACTATAAGTTCACAAATCAAAATACCAGCAATAAGAATACTACTGGTATTATTTTGACTTTATTATTGTATCTCGGTTATTTATCTAACCTTATCACAGTTTAGCATTACCTGCAGTGATTGCAGCATCAATTGCAGTAAAGCTCTCACTAGTCCAGATAGACGTAGTGTCGTCTTCTTTCTTATAAAGTTTAATTGTTTCTAGGTGCTCTACGTTGCGCTTAAGAGTATCTTTTTCTTCATCAGTAAGAGATGACTTAGCTACTTCTGCATTAACTACAGTAACGCTATCGCCTGCTGCAGAAAATACTTGCGCTACCTCTTCGGTTGTTCTTTCAGCCATGATTTTTTCTTTTATTAATGAATAACTAAACTTATTTATATATCTTTGATTTTCTCTATTTCTACCTTAAGACCTTCAATTTCTGCTCCAAGACCTTCAATTTTAGATGTTGCTTCTTGTAGTGCTTTAACAAGAATAGGTACTAGTTGAGCATA